TACATGAGATTGAGAAAGCAAAAGAAAGGGCTAAGACTTCGACTTATTGGGCAAATTGGTATAACGTATATGGACTTGGGCAAGTAGGCAGCCTGCAAGATGTAATCTTCGACCAATGGAAGCAGATTGACACGATACCTGAAAGAGCCGAACTTGTCGGACATGGAATGGATTTCGGTTTTACAAATGACCCGAGTACACTTGTAGCGATTTACAAGTATGAAGGCAAACTAATCATAGATGAATTACTATACCGAACGAATATGACAAATAACGATTTAGGGAACTTTCTTAAATCAATCCAATTTGGGCGAAAGGAATTGATATGTGATAGTGCAGAGCCTAAGTCAATAGAAGAACTAAGGCTGCAAGGTTTCAATGTCAGACCTGCGGTTAAAGGTGCAGATTCAATAAAGATAGGAATAGACATCTTAAAACGATACGAGATACAAGTGACAAAGAACTCAACTAATTTAATCAAAGAATTGAGGGGTTATACATGGGAGAAAGACAATGAGGGCAAACTTACCGGTAAGCCAATAGACAGTTTGAACCATTGCGTTGACCCTATGAGATATGTAGCACTCTTAAAATTAAATAACCGACCGAGCGGTAAATATTCAACAATTTCAATCTAAATTTATATTTAATACAAATGATAGGCAATTACAACCAGTTAACGATTAAGCAGTTTTTAAAGATTAAACTCATTAGCGAACTTGAACAAGACCCTTTGCACAGAAAGGTTTTGATACTTAGTGAAATTAGCGGAGTTTCAGTTGATGAAATCGAAAGTATGCCAATAGGCGAAATGATTGAAGCATTGAAAGGACTTGACAAAATAGAAAACCTGCAAGCGGATGAGAAGATTAAGTTGAAATTCAAAGTAGGTGGCAGGCGATTCATAGTTAAGTGGAAAGAACAAGAATTAACAAGTGAGCAGTTCATTGATGTTAGCCACTTTTGCAAAGAACCCGAAAAGATATTGAGCAACATTCATAATATCTTAGCTTCAGTATGTGTGGAACGTAATTGGTATGGAAAAGAATTAGGCTACAAAGGCGATAAGCATAAAGAGGTCGCAGACTTGTTTTATAATGAGATGAAAATATCAACTGCATATCCTATCATGCTTTTTTTTTGCAAATACTACGAGGCATTGCAGCGAAATATCCTAATTTATTTGGAATCGGAAGCGAACAAGGCGATGAAGAACACGAAGGAACTGATGGAGAAATTCAAACTTTTAGAACCAAATGGGGATGGATTGCAAGCATAAATGATATATGCAAAGATGACCGAACAAAATGGGATTACTTTTTTAAAATGAATGTAATTGAGTTCTTGAATACAATGACTTTTTATAAAGACAAAAGCGAACACGATAAAGAAATATGGATAAGGCAGCAGCAGCAGCAATAGGAGCAAAGTTTGGAGAGTCAATTAAAGACTATACAAAAGCAAGTGAGAATATCATTGAGGCTATTGTTATGGAACATTGTAACGAAGGTATAAGGCTAATGTCAAAACAGATTAAATCAAAAGCAAGAACAGGGCAAGCAAGTACATTAGCAGCGAGTATGAGTAATGTTCCTGTTCAAGTAAGTGCAACTAAGTTTCAAGTGAACACGATTAGTACCGAGTATTATGCTGACTTTGTCGATAAGGGTGTAAAGGGAGTTAAGAATAAAGGCAAAGCACCACGAAGCCCATATAGTTTCAGAAACTTAGGAACATCAAAGTCAATGATTGAATCGTTTAAAGATTACATCGCAAGGACTGGCAGCAAGTCAATGAACAAAAAAACATTGATAAGAAAGAACAAGAAAAAACAATCAGACTTGATAACTAAGGAAGCGAAGCAGATGGCAGTAGCAACTAAAATAGGTGGTATCAAACCGATGAACTTTATAAGCAAAGCAGATAATCCACAAAGGACAAAACAACTTGCAGCAAGTTTAGCAGTAGCATTAGGTAAGGCAATGGCAAAGAATATTAAAATATCAATCAATGGCAATTAACATCATATCAAATCCGAACAGCGTGGTGAGTGCATTTAATCAAATGGCATTTAATGTGAGTTCAACACAAGCAGGGCAAAGTAACTTTAATTTTATAGCAGATGTTTATGTGAGTGGAATAAACACCGCAGTAAGTCGAATTGCAATACCTAAACAACCGAGTGTTAATACTTGTTTGATTGATGCAAGTCCTATATTAAAGAACTATGTTAAAAATGATTTCTTTAACGTAAGCGGTTCTAATTATTGCGAAGCGAATATAAATAGCAGGGCAAAATATTACGTTCAATTTGGTGAGTTATACGATGTCAGCGGAGTGCCAACTATATACCCTGACCTTAGAAGATTCCCGACATCAGGTAGCAACACCGCAGTTAATTCTATATTTGGATTTGAAGAGTATAACAACAATGTTTGGGATGGTTACGAGGTAAGCGGATTTGGTTTCTTGACTGAGATACCCGAACGAATAACAATCGAGCAAGGTCAAGAATTAAGATTAAGTTTTTATGACCCTAATAATTTGATAGGATTTTTATATGTTGATGGTTATTCGCTTGATTATGTTGTGGCAAATAAAGTAAGTGGTGAGTTCTTATATAATGTCAATGTCAAAAACTTATTTGAACTTAATCCAATTTATAGAACAATAGGAACACATACAATAACACTTGCTAATAATTCTAATGCACCGGTTAAAACCATAACGATTGAGATAGTCGCAGCGTGTTCTAAGTTCGATACAATACGATTACATTGGTTAAATAACTTAGGTGGATGGGATAGTTACAACTTTACAAAACAATCTATTAAAGCAATGGATATTGACCGCAAGCAGTTTAAGAAAATGCAATCAATTAACTACTCAAAAAGTGATAGGTTAAAAACTAACTACAACACAACCATTATAGACAAGTTACAAATCAATTCAGATTGGATAAGTGATGAAATGGCTGATTGGTTTCAAGGGCTGCTAACAAGTCCGATAGTCTACTTAGAAAGGGGATCAGATAACTTCGTTTCAGTTAACATTACCAATTCAGAATACTTAATCCAACAATATTTGAATGGGCGCAAAATTCACAACTTGCAGTTAGATATTGAATACTCATACAATCGTTATAGTCAATCTTTATAATGCAGAAAACAGAACTAAAAATATACGCTGACTCAAAGTACTTCAATGTGGACTTGTTCGATAATGAGCCTATTGAGTTGACAAAGTCTATAATTGAACTGACCGAACCCGAGCAAAGAAAGTCAGACTATACTAAGACCATCAACATACCAGGAACTGCTAACAATAATTCAATCTTTACTAATATATTTGATGTTAATCACTCGATATTGAATGGAGATAACTCTAACTTTTATGTAGACTTTGACCCACGCAAAAAAGCTAATTGTATTCTATATCGTGAAGGCATTCCGCAGTTAAGAGGCTATTTGCAAATGACCTCAATCAACATACTTGATGAACAAAACATCACTTATGAATTAGTAGTATATGGAAGGGTGGCAAACTTGTTTCAAGATGTCGGTGATAACTTATTAAGCGATTACGATTTCAGCGAATACACGCACTTGTGGACTGAAACGAATGTAAGAAACTCAATCAATACTTCAATTATCATCAATGGTGTTACTGCAGCTTTTCAATATGGCAGGGGTTATGTTTACCCGCTAATAGATTATGGTTTTGATAATAATGCACAACAGACTTATAATGTCGACCAACTTTATCCTGCAATATATGTAAAGACTATTTTAGACAAGATTTTAAAAACACATGGTTATAGATACGAAAGCACAATCCAATCAAACACATTTTTAAATTCAACCGAGTTTAAGCGGTTAATAATTCCTGCAAGTGGAGTACCAAAATTAACAAGTGAACAAATAATAGACAAGACATTTGTAGTTGATAGGACAACAGATAACAACTTAGGTGCAGCAACTACCAATATCTCTAAGTTAATTTTTAATCGTACTAAACAAGATACAGACCCTGCAGGAGTAGCAGCCAATCATTCATCATGGGTAGTTCCAACAGGAGGAGGAGGAGTTTATAATTTTGTTTTAAAATTATTCTTTAATATTGAGTTAAATAGTAGTATTACTTTGCCAAGTGGTTGGTCTGTTAATTTTTTTGTTTTTGTTTTTATTCAAGATGTAAATAATAGAATTTTAAATACAAATTTCGTAAGTCAAGAATTTAATATGGGTTCTAATAATAGGACTTTAGATTTATCTTCAATATGGCAAACTGATAACAAGTTGATTTCTGATGGTGATGAAATATTTGTTAATTGGGTTATAACAGGTGTAACTTTAAAAGATAATACTGGTGCTTCTTTAATATCAAGGACACCAAGCGACTTAAATATTATCATCAAAACAGGAACAGAATTTTATGACATACCAAAACCCGAACTATCGGAGTTTTCAAATGTAAATCCGACAAGCGCACTTCCCGAATTAAAGGCTAAAGACTTTCTTACTTCATTGATTAAAATGTTCAATCTATACATTGAGCCAAATCAATTAGATGATAGATTATTAGCGATTGAGCCGAGAGATATTTATTATAACGATAATGTAGTAGACATCACTAACAACTTAGATGTGAGCAAAGACTTCATTCAAAAACCAATGGGCGCATTAGACTTCAAGCAACTTGAATTTAGCTATGCAATGGATGATGACTATTGGAATAAAGACTACACAGACAAGTATAATTATAATCATGGATTTAAGAGATTAGATGTTGAGAATGATTTCTTAGTTGAAACAAAAAAGATTGAATTACCATTTGCACCTACACCATTAGGAAGACCAACAAGTGATAGAATCATCCCACAGATAGTTTGGTGGAAAGACCAAAACTTTGGTGGTGTTAGAGTAAACAAAACAGCAAAGCCTCGTATCTTATATTATGGTGGTTTAAAGTACACAGGAAGACCTTTAACTATTCACTCAAATGGAACACCACCAACCAACACACAATATTCTAACTATGGTTATGCAGGTCACATTGACAACCCTGCAAACCCCAACTATGATTTGAATTGGGCAACATCGCAAGAAATTTATTACACTATCGGGGGTCAAACACCGATTACGATAAATAATCTTTATAAACGATATTGGGAAAAGTACATCAAAGAGATAACAGATAAGGACAGCAAAATTATAGAGTGCTATATGTACTTCAATAATGTTGAATTACAGAACTTATCTTTTAGAAACTTGTATAAAATAGACCGCCAATATTATAGGTTATACAAAGTTGAAACAGACTTAAATAGTAACGAGCCTGCAAAATGTCAGTTCTTAAAACTAAAGAATATCAACGTACCATTAGCAGACCAAGTCTTAATTAATGGAGGTTCACAAACTATCGAAGGCGAAAGGTACACACCGATAATAAGTCAAACACCAAATCGAATTGATGTAATAAATCAAAGAGAGAATTTCAGCATAGAGATTCAATCATCAATGGGGATAACAGATTATAGGATTGAGCCTAAATCGCAATTTATCAAAGTAAATAATAATGTGTACTTACCACCTGCGAATGCTTCATTTGATTTCGATAATAACAAGTCAATAGAGGTTAAGATTTACAATAATCATAGCGGTAGTATTAGAGTATACACAACACCCGATGCACATCATAGTGTAGCGAGTAATTCAGGAATAGTATTTTATTCAGATGGAACAAATTGGTATCATTTATAAGTCATGGCAGAAGAAAAGATAGTATTAAAAACAGAGGTCGAACTCGGTAACTCGACTAACTCAGTAAAGAGTTTAAAGGCAGAGTTAAGACAAGTCACAAATGAACTTGCAAATTTAGAAAGTGGTAGCGATGCTTTTATTCAAGCAGCATCAAGAGCAGGAGAGTTAAAAGACAGAATCGGGGACATAAAAGATACGGTTAATGCTTTTAATCCTGAAGCGAAATTTCAATCATTAGCAGGAGTGGTAGGTGTAGCAGCTAATGGGTTTGCAGCGATGCAAGGCGCAATGGCTTTGTTTGGTAGCGAAAGTGAAGACCTTAATAAAGTTATGGCTAAAACGCAAGGTGCAATAGCTTTAGCGACTGGATTAAATGGCTTATCAGGAATGAAAGATTCGTTTGAACTTTTAGGTAATTCAGTAATAAAATTAATACCTGCGTTAAAGTCAATGGGTGCTGCTATGTTAGGTGCGATAACTGGAGGTGTAGCAATAGCAATAGTTATGATTATAAGTTATTGGGAAGACTTAAGACTTATGATTACTGGAACTATCAAGGAAGTCAAGTTAAGCACAAAAGAAATTCAGGAGGCAGTTCAAAAAGGTCATGAAGAATTTAAAAAAGCAGCAAATGAAAGGACAGCAATAGCAGAACGTGAAGCTAAGTTAAAATATGATGGACAAAAGTTAGATGAAGAACTTGCTAAAATTGACAGACAAAGAAAAATTGAAGAAGCAGTTGCAAGTGGTAAATTAGCGAGTGAAAAGAAACTAATCGAAGATGAATACAACAAGTCAATTAAAGATATAAGAGAGAAATATTCAAAGATTGAAAAGGATAAGGCAAAGACCGACAAGGATAAACAAGAAAAGGATGAAAAAACAAAAAGAGATAGGGAAGAGAAATTATTAGAGGACAAAAAAAGACAGCAAGAAGAACTCATTGCAAGAACTGAAAAAGAATATCAAGACACAAACAAGTTAACAGATGAGTTTTATAAAAAGGAAGAATTAGCATTAATTCGAAGTGGTGCAACTGAAGAAGAAATAAAAAAAGGTCAGCAACAAATTGAGATTAAAGACCTTGAACAAAAAATTCAAAATGCAAAAGATTATGGACAAAGTACGGTTGATTTAGAACTTCAATTAGAGAAGAAAAAAACAGACATTAAAAATGAAGAAGCAACAAAACAAGCAGATATAAATAAAAAGATTGCAGATGATGAAACCAAAACAGCAGAGGAAAGGTATTTAGCATTAGATGCTCTAAACAAAGCAGGTGTAATATCCGATAAGGAAGCAAGTGATGCAAAAATAGCAATAACAAAAGCGGAGAATGATGCTAAAATTGCAGAGTTAGATGCCTATGCAGGAGTATTAAGTCAAGCAAGTGATTTGTTAGGTAAGAATACAGCCGAAGGGAAAGTGGTAGCAATAGCGGCAGCAACGATTTCAACGTATACAGCAATAGCCAAAACATTAGGAGCATTTGCAGGAGTTCCAATACCTGGCTATGCAATAGCACAAGCGATAATAACAGGTATTGCAGGGTTTGCAGCAGTTAAAAATATTATTGATACACCTATACCAAATCAAGGCGGTGGAGGTGGTGGCGGTGGTTCAATGCCAAGTATGCCCGCAGCACCTGCAATGCGACCAACTGGATTCTCAACAGGTCAACCAAGTCAAACACCTCCAAAAGTTGAACCTCAAAAAGTCTTTGTTGTGGAGAGTGATATAACGAATTCACAAAACAAAGTAGCGAGAATTCAAAGCAAAGCAACTATTCAATAATTTAATATTTAAAAGAGTATGGCAATAGATAAAAGAATACCGATATATAGATTCGTAGTTGGTGAGGATGATGAGGCTGGAGTAACTGCGGTTGCATTAGTTGATAATCCTGCAATAGAAATGAATTGGCAAGCGTTCAATATGCAATTTGAAGAAACCTATAATGACTACCCACAAGCAGCAAGCGAGAATGCACAAGCAGCGTTGAACTATGCAGACAAAAACGGATGGGGTGATTGTGGAACTGATGTCGGGAAGCAAAGAGCAAATCAATTAGCAAAAGGCGAAAACATAAGCAGAGAAACTATCGCACGCATGGCAGCATTCGAAAGACATAGACAGAACTCACAAAAAAAACTTGGTGATGGTTGTGGTCGTTTGATGTGGTTAGCATGGGGCGGAGATGAAGGTATCGAATGGGCGCAAAGAAAGCTAAAACAGATTGACCAAAAGATGAGCAAGTTTTCATCTAACAAAGAAAAAAGGATAGTCTCGGGGCCTCTAATGGTCTCAAATTTGCCAATCTATCGCAAAGACGAACAAGGAGAATATTATGGATTATTCACAGCCGAAGACATCTACAACATACGCAATAAGTTCTTTAAAAATAATAACACAAAGTCGGTTAATGAGATGCACGACCCTAACAAGATGGTTGAAGGTGTGTACATGATTGAATCATTCATTATAGATAGTAAAAGAGGAATAAATGCACCCGATGGATTGAAGCTAACAGATGGTTCATGGTTTGGAAGTTATAAAGTAGACAATGAAGATATATGGAATGACTTTATAAAGACAGGCGAGTTTAAAGGATTTAGTGTTGAAGGTGTATTTAAGACCACTAAGATTGATTCTAAGCCACTATCTATTATTGAGCAAGCTATTGACATCATCAAGCAGATTGAAGACTAAAAAAGCAACGTAAAAACAAATTAATATTTAATAATAAAAACAAGATGACACCTAAAGAAGCATTAACAAAATTAACAATGTTGTTTAGCAAAGAAATGGCAGCACAACAAGCAAAATTAGAAGATGGAACTATCATCTCATGGGAAGGCGAATTGAAAGAAGGCACAGCGATAATGGTAATTGATGAAGAAGGCAATATGTTACCTGCACCAGACGCAACACATACATTAGAGGATTACACATTAGTAACAACGGTTGGCGGTTTAGTAACGAAAATCGAAAAGAAGGTTGAAGATGGAAAGAAGCCCGAAGAAATGTCAAGCGAATTTGAGCAGATCTTCACTAAGCACATCGAACAATTTAGCGGTGTAATAGGTAGAGTTGAAGCATTAGAAAATTCATTTGCAGAATTAAGCAAAGTAATTGCAGATTCAAAGGTAGATGTTGAAAGCAAGTTCAGCAAAGTAGTTGAATTAGTTGGAGAAATCGCAAAAGAGCCAAGTGTTGAAACACCTGCACCTAAGAACGTATTATTCAAAAAAGATAAGCCTGCTAAATCAGCGATTGACTTATATATGGAATTTAAAAAATCACAAAATAAATAAATAAAAAAAAATTATGGCATTTAACGTAACAGGATTAACCAATTACACAAAGACCAATGAGCAAATGCTTATTGTTAAGTCTTTCTTCACCCCGAAAACTGCAACTTACATGCAGAAATTAACAGGCGTAAAATCTGTTATTCAAGTACCTTCATTAGCAGATGATATGTATTGGACAAGTAACACAAGTTGTGGAATTTTATCAGCATCGGGTGACACTACAATCTCTACAAGAAATCTAACAGTAGGTAAAATCAAGATTGAAAAATCATGGTGTATTGCAGACTTAGAAGCTAAGTACACTCAATTATTATTATCACCAGGTTCACAATACGAATCACTACCAGGCGGTATTGATGAAGCATTTATGAATTTCATTATGGGTTCACAAGGTGAGAAAGTAGAGATTGCATTATGGCAATCAGTATTGAATGGAACTGCTGTTGATTACACAAACAAATTTGATGGTTTAATTCAAATCATTGGTGCAGCAAGTGGAACTATTCAAGCAAATGCAAGTGCATTCATCACACCAGTAACAGCGATTACGGTATCAAATGTAGTTTCAGTATTACAAGCTATTTATGCTGCAATACCTGTTCAAATATTAGACAAAGAAGATTTAAGAATTTTCATTGGAACTGATGTAAGCAGACTATATCAAACAGCATTAGTTAATGCTAATTTATTTAACTTTATTCCAAGTGCAGATGCCTTAGGTGAGTATTATTTACATGGAACAAACGTGAAGATTGTACCAGTACCAGGATTGAGCGGAACTGCTAAAGCATACGCATTAAGAACATCTAATATGTTTATGGGGGTTGACTTAGAAAATGAAGAAGAAGAATTGAAGACATGGTACTCATTAGACTATGATTCAGTATTTATGAGAATGAAATTCAAATTAGGAGTTCAAATTTCTCAACCAACAGAAATAGTAAGATTCACAATATAATTTAAGGGGGTTAATAGCCCCCTTTTTAAACTTAAAAGGAGAAATAAAAATATGCCATGTGCAATAGTTAGTTCATATGCCTTAGACTGCAAAGATGCAGTTGGAGGTATCAAAAATATTTACATTACGGAACTTGCAAATGTTACAGCAGTAACTGAGAATGCAAGTGGATTTGTGACAGCAATCACTAAGTCAGCAGGAACAAAGTTTTACAAGTATGCTTTACTGCCGAGAGCCAAAAACGATTTTACTCAAAACATTATGGCAGATGCCGCATTGGGTACGGTTGCATTTGAGCAAACAATTAATACAAACTTTACCAAATTGGCTTACTTAACTCAATTTCAATTACAGACTTTAATTCAAAACAGATGTTCGGTAATAGTAGAAACTAAATCAGGTCAATACTTTTTATTTGGAAAAGAGAATGGGGTTGAAGTAACCGCAGGTAGTGCAGCATCGGGAGCAGCGATGAATGAATTTAATGGTTATATCCTAACCTTTACAGGAATGGAAAAGGCATTAGCGAATGAAGTTCAAGGAAGTATTATCGCAGGATTATTGACTTAAAATTATTATTCATAAGAATTAAAATTAGCCACTCTTAAATGGGGTGGCTTTTTTTTAGCAAAATTTCAGACGAGTTATATATATAAGTAGTGATAAGAATTACACAAGAGCAGGGTCAAAATATTTATGTGACTTTAACCGAGAATAAAATCGGAACAAGTCCATATTATTTACTTGAATGTACAAACCAAGTAACAAACGATATTTCATATTGTATTATATTTGATGACCAGAGTGAATATAAAGAAAGGTATAATGATTTTTTTATATGGTTAGACACTAATAATGCTAATAAAGGTTTAGATAAACATTTATACTTACCTTATAGTGGTTTTTATACTTACGTTATATATGAAACTAATTTAACTGAAGAAACATATTATGATTTAGCTTCAGCATCGGAAGCACAAGGAACTATTCTTTTAGAAACTGGTTTACTTTGGTACATTCCAACTGCTCAAAATAATACAGAATATAATCCAGCCGATTCAACAACTTACGTTTACACACCACAATAAATGACAGATAAAAAAGAATATAATCCGAGTGTAATGGTGCTTAAATTTACAAATGATAAAGTACCGACATTTGTTGAGCCTAAGTCTTCGCAAAAATTAAAGTATGTTAAGTATGGAGAGAATAATAACTACCCTAATTTTTTACTAACTTTATTTAATCGCAGCGCAAAGCATAACGCAATATTAACAAGCAAGCAGCAATACATAACTGGTCAAGGTTGGATGTTTGATGAGTTAGGAATGGAAGGAGAGGAAGTAGTTGCATTAAAAGCATTTATAGATACACCTAATCCTTACGAAACACTAAAAGACTTACTTAATAAAACAGACTTAGATAATGAAATATTTGGCGGTTGTTATCTTAAAATTGTTAGCGACAAAAAAGGAGGTATTTCAGAAATTTATCACGTTAATTATTGCGATGTTCGAAGCACAGAAGATAACA